CGAACCACTGAACAATTTCCTGTTGTGTTTTTGATTTGCTTCGAGGAGCGATGTGTGTAAGTTGACCAATCTCACGAAGTCGAAGTAACTTAGGTTGTATTTTACCCTTGTTGACGAAACACGAATAGCAGACCCTCTCGAGTTTTAGTCCCACGAAGGAGTACATGGTCATGTTGTTGTCTAGAAATATTGGACGTATTCTTCTGTACTCTCTGATAAAGAGTTTGTCCACGGGGTGACTCGCTAAAAGTTTCGGATCCAGGGGAGCTTCGCATTTATAACAGGCGGAGGTCCACTTCAAATACATGAAATTATTTTGTTGACTTACTCTAAATGAATAGTTGTCCCCCGAAGCCATCACCGATGCCTTTCATCATGATCATCGTTCTCCTCCTCATGGTGATCACCGGTCTTCTCGTGTACTTTTTTATGTTTTACAAGCCTTCCCAGGACCTGTGCTCCAACCTCTACGCCTCCAACATCTGCACCGATGAAATGTGTACTACACTGGAAGTTTGCCCCGCGATCCCAGAAGTCGAGTGGAAACCGGAGGTGAAGGCTGATACCGGAAAGTTTTTGGGTTACGGTGTCGAAGAGTCTTTGGACGGCACGTTCGGCACCGCGTACACCACAGGACTCACCAGTCTCGAATCTGAGTTCGGATCCAACGTGTGTGATACACTGACTACTATGGATCTGGCGGCCTATCACCCCGCCGCTCCCACCGCCGGGGACGCCAACGAGACAGATAAAGCTGCAAGAGAAGGTAAAATCAACTGTATCAAGATGATCAATAAAATCGACGCCGAACTCGGTAAAACCGACCTCACGTGGCTCGAGAAGAGTAAGCTCCTAGAGGCTCGACGAGCTATGATCAATGCGTGCAGTCCCCTCGATGACGGTCAAACTGAACGAACGGTGTTTGATATTGACGCAGATGCCACGTTCCCGACCGCAGCCATCACGGGTAAAAAGGATGGTGCTATTTCAAAGTTATTCTGTACCTAAGTAAACCACAAACATATAAAAAACCAAATCAAAGATGTCTTACGAAGATTGCCTCCGAGATGCCATGCGACTTCACAAGGTCTCCACGCCGGATGAGAGATGCGAACATCTGGCCAGGAGTGTCTTCCGAATGAAGAACAGATACAAACAACACGAGGCACGCAAAAAGGAACGGTCGATGGTGGTGATCACGGAGGCACCCAAACAGGTGGTGGAACAAAAGTACATGGGTGGTATTTGTCAGTCTACGACACTCAAGGGGAAGAAGTGTACATTCAAGGCGACGTGTGGAAAGTTTTGTAAAAAACATAGCGTAGCCAACAAAGATCTAGTAGCATTCTTAGCCAAATAAAATTGTTTTGTAATTATAAATGTTCGATCAAGACATGCTCAAACCCGTCATCGTTTCCATGGTCCTGTACCTGACGATCGCCAAGCTCCTCCCCGAGGTGCTCAAGAAGCCCACCGGTATCGGTATCATCGATGACCTCAACATGATGCTCATCGCCCAGAAGGGTTCCCTGGCTTCAGGCGCCGTGCTCACTGGTATCGTGGCTCTTCTGTCCCAATACATCATTGACCAAGAATTCTTTTAGAATGTTTTCTTTGCCCGTGAGTCTTCTCGTGTGTGAATGATCCATGTGTCTTACTTTTTTATAGAATGCGTCGCGCATATACTCCAAGAGTTGGTCTGAGTCTGGGTTTCCCCAGCGCATACCCTTTTTGAAGAGGAAATCATCCTTCTCCAACTCTTGAAGCGTACACGCGATCGTGTAGGGTGTCTTGATGTATTCGGGGGCTCCCCCATAGTCCGTGATGATGACTGGTTTATCTCTCAGGGCAGCCTCGACGGCCCCCATCCCCACCCCCTCGGAATGTGAAAAGCTCACGTAGCAGTCACCTATCCTGTGAATGTCATCCAGTTCTTCTTCGGACACGAGACCGTTGATGACCTTGACGTTCGGAAGGTTTATCTGTACGGGCGAATGACACGTCGCCTTGATCACCAGGCGAGCCCTGGGTTCGTTCAGACGGACGAAGGCTTCGAGGATGCCCTTCACGTTCTTACGCTGATCCATGACGTTACCTATGTGGTAAAAGACGTATCGTTCGTCGGTGGGCACGTGGGCATGAATCACGAAGAATGCAGTCTCCGGAAACTGTCTCGAGAAGACATCCTGACAGAATACACTCGGGACAGCCACGCGATCGAAGTGCTCGAAGAGTTTTCCGTAGTCTTCATGTACGGTTTCCGTCTCACACACGGTCATACAGGTGAGACGCTCGTACTTTTCCTTGAGCTTGGGTATCCTCGTGAGCCAGTGTGGCACAGGTAGGGCGAAGATGAAGGCTTCTTCGGCGTCGGGCAAATCGTCCGACAGCTCCACGTACGTGCTCCCCGGAAAGAGCGCCCCGTACTTTTTCAGGTGCTGCCCTATTCCACTCAACAGGGATGGACCGATGAGTAACATTTGTTTTAAAGATAATCTTCCTTTTATATATAATAATATGGAAACTCTCAAGGAAGATATTCATCAGGAGCTTCGCCGCCTTCGTCTTGATAAGAAGCATCTCTACGGTACGCTCCTCAAGATCATCGATGCACTCCCCCAGGAGGAGCGACCTCCTGTCGCGACTGAACCTGAGCCGACCCCCACTGAACCTGAGCCGACCCCCACTGAACCTGAGCCGACCCCCGTTCCCACCGCGACTGAACCGGTTACAGAGGTACCTGTTGTGGAGAAGGTTGCGCCGGAGGTTCCCCAGACTCCCAAGGTGAAGAAGACCGGTGGTAGGAAGAAGAAGGTTACTGTGACGGTTTAAACTTGTTCACGTAGAATATGTATCCGCCCACGAGAGTCGCTAGAGCCAGTAGGATATAATTGAATGAAAACTTTTTCTTTTTTTCGGGTTCCTTCTCGGGAAGTTTGCGAACGTTACTGTTCAGCTCATCAATCTTCCCGATGAGTTCACGGAGGGCTTCGAGTATCTGTACCTCCTTGTTGACTGGTTTCTCCTTGACGTCTATGGTGGTCACCTCCAGGACCATGTAAAACGTGACGGAGGGCTGGAGAAGTTCGTAGTCTCCGTCGCCTTGGGACTCGTACATGTTGAAGTGGAGCTTCTGGATGGACATGGGGTTGAAGTAGGCGGTCTGTCTGTTGAATGATTTCCACTGCTTGTCTCGCATGATGAAATCGTTGCTTCCCGTGAAGCTTCTCTCCAGGGGAACACGGGCGAAGATTTGCCCCTTCCTCTCGTCCAACATCTGGGCAATCTTGGGGACGTCGGGGCACACCACGTCTATGTACTTGGCCACGTTCGTGTTGCCCGTGGAGTCACTCTGTCCCACTTGGGTCACGTAAAAGTCCACCATCTTTATGCCTATGACTTTGTTCATCTCTTCGATGTGAATGTTGGATTCCAGTGATATATCGACAGTGAACGTGTTGTTGGAACCTCTCACGTACTGAGAATCCACGGTGATGTATTGCACTCGCTTGGGAACGTCTTGTAACGAAACGACCATCTGACATGTACGAAGATAAAAAAGAGTACCTAAGCAAAACCAGATGTGGGCTCAGGCCATCTACAACGTCCTCCGCGAAAGAACTTCTGAGTTTTCATTATGGGCAACTTTACCAGCATGTCTGAAAAGATTTCTCTTGGATGTCGATCTCGAACACATTCGTTTGCGGAACTCAAGGATTGCTACGACGACAACAGACGCTCAGTGATACCAGTGACAACGGATGACGAGGAGGACATGCTCTTGACGGTCAACGAGTGTGGAGAAGAAGTTGTTATTATTGTACCTAAGTGGTGGAAATTGAAGGGGTAATGTATCAAAATGACGATAGATTACATCCCCCTACTGACGGACGACTACAAGCTCGCGTTTTGTCAAGCGACCAATGGACTCTGCACGGATGTCCAGCGACTCATATGGGAAGAGGTTATCGTGACTGAACCCGTGTGTCCCCCAGCTCCCAAGAAGTTGAGTAGGATGTACCTACACCTAAAAAATCGTAGCGTAAGATACTTAGAAAAATAGACCTCGTGTAATATACAAGATGCAAGTATTTATCAAAACTTTGACTGGTAAGACGATCACCCTGGAGGT